TGGTGATTTGCCACAATGGTTTCAAGATCGTTGCACTACCGATTTGGCGGGGGAATCATGGGAAGAAAGCAATATGCCCATTGGTTGTTATGGTGTCCCGGCGGCGGCGGGTGTTGAAGCCCTTCTTGTTGGCGGTAAATTAGTAAAAGGCGGACTACTGCAAGGGAGATTAGTTAGATGAGTTATCCAACATATTATCCAATAGAAGGTGATACCTTGCCGCACCTGTTCGATACGTTTGACGGCGGGGATGGTTCAAGCATTACCATGTCTGACTTAGCGGTTACAGATATTGAAATATACAAAGATGGCGGCACAACGCAAAGATCGTCAGATGCCGGCTATACATTACTCGATACCGATGGCATTGATTTTGACAGTATCACCGGTATCCACGGTTTCAGCATCGATTTGTCTGATAACACCGATGCCGGATTTTACGAGGTCGGCCCCTGGTATCATGTGGTTGTATCGTCGATTACGGTGGATTCGCAGACGGTCAATTTTGTGGCCTGCGCGTTTCGCATCCTGGATGCAACCCGCGGCATGGCCGGTACCGCCCTGCCCGATGCCGCCGCCGATGCCGCCGGCGGCCTTCCCATTTCTGATGCCGGTGGCCTTGATATTGATGCCAAACTTGCCAACACTAACGAGGTCACCGCCGCCCGCATGGGGGCCTTGACCGATTGGATCAACGGCGGAAGGCTTGATTTGATCCTGGATATTATTGCGGCTGATGTGGTGAACGTGGATGGATCTTCCATTCCAACGGTTGCACAAATTCAGGCTGAAATGGAAGAAAACGGGGCCAGCATCCTTGATACCATCCGGGATGACCTTGCAGATGGCGGAAGATTGGATCTGATCTTTGATGCAATCAAAGCCAAAACCGACAACCTTCCGGCTGATCCCGCCGATGATTCCGATATTGATACGCAATTAGCGGCAATCAAGGCCGAAACCGCATTGATTGTGGCTGATACAAATGAACTGCAAACTGATGATATCCCCGGAACCCTTGCCACAATTGCGGGTTACCTTGATACCGAAATCGCTGCCATTTTGGAAGATACCGGAACCACGTTACCCGCAACCCTGGCATCAATCCTTGAAGATACAGGAACAACACTTCCGGCAACCCTGGCAACCATTGCCGGGTATTTGGATACCGAAATTGCGGCGATATTAGCGGATACAAATGAACTTCAAACTGATTGGGCCAACGGCGGAAGATTGGATCTTTTGATTGATGCTATCCTGGAAGATACCGGAACCACCATCCCGGCCCTGATTGCCGCATTAAATAATATTTCGGTTGCGAATATCACCGGGGCTGAAGTGGATAATGATGGAACTGCCATTTCCATTGCCGGGGCTTTCAAGTTGATCCTTGCGGTATTAACCGGGAAATCAAGCGGCGGCGGTGGGGCAACGATTGTGTTCCGGGATATCAATGATGCTAAAAATCGGATTTCCGCCACGGTTGATGCCAATGGAAATAGAACCGCAGTTGGAACCAGGGATGCCACCTGATGGCCTTATTGACCGCCGGATACTGGCCCACAACTTTTTGGCCGGATAGTTATTTTGCCGATGATTATTGGCCTGATTATGTCCTGGTTGTAATAACAACCCCGGCCACGCGCCAGCACAAGGTGCTGGCCGAAACCAGGTCCTGGGCCGTGGCCCCTGAAAACAGGTTCCATAAAGTGCAAAATGAAGACAGATTTTTCGAGGTGATCTGATGGGAATGCCCACATATAAAAAAGACCCGGATGCGGTACTCGATTACGGGTTTGACTGGAGCGACTGGCTGGACACCGACGAAACCATATCAGCGTCCACCTGGACGGTGGAAGACGGCATTACCCAGGACAGCGAGTCGGAAACAACGTCCGTTACCACCATCTGGCTGTCTGGCGGCACCGCCGGGACAACCTATCGCATTGTCAACGAGATTGTCACCAGCGACGGCCGCACCGAAAACCGGTCCATGGACATCCAGGTGGAAGAGCGTTAAAAACGAAAGCGGGCCGGCAGTACGCCGTCAATGGCCCTGGGGGGCTGAAAATGAGCGAGGATTTTAATTCCGAGCTTTGCAAGGAGCGTCACAAATTCATTAACAAAGGGTTTGATAAAATGGACACCAGGTTAAAAAAAGTCGAAAACCGGTTTTTTGCAATCATGACCGTTCTGGTTATAAACCTTTTTGGCGTGATCGGCACGCTGGCGCTGTCATATATCAAGTTAAAAGGCGGCCCGTGAAATGCGAACACTGCCAGGCTGATGTGTATGCCATCCACGTCAATCAAAACCACGGCAAGCTGTGTACGGGGTGTTTCAAAATGGAAAACGCCATCAAACAAATCAAACAAGATGAGGGCCTGCGTTTGAAGCCTTACAGGTGCACCGCCGGCAAGCTGACCATTGCCTATGGCCGCAACCTTGAAGGCCGGGGAATCACCATAGAAGAGGCCGAGTTGATGCTTACCAATGATATTGTGGATTGCCTGGCTGATCTTCGGCGCGTCTTTGCCGGCTTCGATACCCTTAACGACAACCGCAAAGGCGCCCTTTTAAATATGCGCTATCAGCTGGGCCCCAATCGTTTCAAGGGTTTCAAAAACATGATCGCGGCCATTAAACAAAACGACTGGCCCCTGGCCCTGATCGAGGGCATGGACTCGCGCTGGTACAAACAGGTGACACAGCGGGCCGACCGGGTCCTGAAAATGTTTGTTTAAACGGAGAAAAAAAAGATGGACTTAAAAAGCATACTCGATTTCGGGGCGAAAGTAGGCAAAATCGCCTTAAAAAATGTGGTGCCCGGCGCCGGCATTGTCATCGATGCCGTCAATGAATTATTGCCGGATGATAAAAAGTTGCCGGCCACGGCCACGGGCGGCGATCTGCAAAGCGCGGTAAATTCACTTCCGGCCCAGCAGCGCGGGCAGCTGATGGCCAAAGAGTTTGACGTTCAGATCGCCGAAATCGAGGGATTTACAAATATCGTAACCGCCCTGGCCGGTGCCGATGCCGCCGGCGCCAGCACGCGCCCCAAAATCGCCCTGATGATGGCCTGGCTGCTGACCTTTGCCGTTTCTATTTTTATCGGCGTGTGGGCCATATCCATCGGCTTTGACAAGACCCAGACCCTGGACAAATTAAACGCATCCTGGCCCATGGTGCTGTCGGTATTAGGTCCCATAATCGCCCTGCTGCGGGCCTACTTCGGCCTCAGAACCAAAGAAAAACAGACCCGTTATGCCATGGGCAGTCCCGGCCTGAAAAACACCGGATTTTTAACCGATCTCATATCGGCCTTTAAAAAAAGATAAATCCCCGGTGGCCCTGTGCCGGGCAGCGGCCCGTTTGAGGGGACGGACCGCAATCACGGGGCAAGTGCCTTCCTAAAGGCCCGGATCACGGCGGCCTGAGCCACCGCCGCCGGGCCCCTTCCTTATCTGCAATCACTTTTTTTGACCCTGCCTCCGCGTGCCGTTGCCGAGCAATAATATGGTCCTTTTCCTGGCCGCCACCCTCTTTGATCCGCTGCGGTGGCCCACACATGCACGCCCCTTTCAATAGCCCGGTTTCCTTTAAGGGCAGCTCCGTTTATGATCATTCTGAGATCAGACGGTTTTGAATTAAAACCGATATAAACGTTATTGTCGTTGAATTCCACCCAGGAAATCTCAGTTATATCATTTAGATATTTTAGATGATCTTTCAAAACAGCTTCATCGCTCGCCGAAACAAAAGATATTCCTGTAAAAAGTGAAAAAGCCAGAACGTATAAAAGTATTTTTTTCATAATACCCTCCGTTGTTATTTAAAAATTACAATATCAAAATGGCCCCGATGGGCATTATTATCACACTCATCAGGGCTGGCATTCCCCCTTGTCAAAAGCCTTTTCTTTTTCAAGTACGTCGATCCTTTCTCTTAATTCATCAATATCACTTTCAAGGCGCTCGATCTTTATGTTTTTGATACTTTCGCTTTTTATAGCCCGATGAAACGCCTTGATATTATACACCAGGGCCGTCCTGTAAGTGCTTTTAGATCGTAGAATTTCAAAAGCCTGGCCAAGCAAGGCATAATCCTCGGAATCCATTTTGTGAGGCTCCCAGCCGCCTTGCAGATCGTATTCTTTATCTGGCTCCTTTATTTTTTCTTTATATTTAAAACCCTGCCCAGTTATCAACCAATCCAAATTCACTTCAAGGTGTAATTCCAAACATTTTTTAATAATATCGTCGTTTAAAGTCCCCTTTTTCTTGCGATTAGAAAGGTTGGATTGTTTCAAACCAAGAAGTTCGGCTAATTCCTTATCGGTTTTAAATCCGCAAACTTCATTCATTCTATCTGTTATCCCAATATTAATCATTTTTAAATAATTTTTTCTTGACAATGTTATTTTAAAGTGATTTAAGGAAAAATATTGCCATTTTTAAATAAACAGAAAATAATATTAAAAACCAAAAACTAATTTCGCACCAAGGAACATGAAATGACAAAATTAAAAACTCAGGCCGAGCAAATATTATCATGGCTGATATCCGGCGCTATGCGCTGGGCAGCGGCCGACGGCCATGCCGAACCATTACCTGGGCTATCCAATCAAACAAAGATTTGTTTGCCCGATAAGAGTTGAGCATTGCGGCCGCCTCTTTTTCCGTCAAATCGTCATCCAGGCAGTTTGGGCCGGGGAAATCAAAGCGAAACTCTGTAAATACGAATCTGGCTTCTTCCAGCGAGATGCCGCCGTGTTCGGAAATCAATTGAACGATAATATCAGCGTGAGTCATAATAATGAGCCTTTCTAAGAGATTTCAAAATACCAGACTTGGAAAATTATTTCAACCGAAAACCAATCGCAACCGGGTGCTGCTGCAAACCGCCCTGGAACTGGGCTATGAAATGCCCAACATCCGCAAGGCCCTGGTGTGCCTGAATGGTTTCAGCCTGAACCAGATCGCCGCCGGCCAGGTGGCTGTTTGCACCGTGTCCAAGGCCATCAAGGCTAACGGCGGCTCGGCCAATGCCGAGGCCATGCAGCTGTTGGCCGCCCGGCTGGAGCTTGAACCTGATGAACTGTTTAACCGGCAGCATCATGGATCTTGATAATTTCGCGATAGGTCTCCCGGATGATCTTGGCCGGGGAGCCTCTTTCAATGCCGGCTGCGGCGCAGACCTTGGCGATTTCAATGGCGTCTTTTAACGCTTTTTCTTTTTGTTCATCGGTGGCCATGTTGTCAGAATAAGCATGCCGCCGCCAAATGTAAATTAGTTATTCGAGGTCAAAATCTGTGGCTTTCCCCATCCCCCGCACCGATCACAACAACCCGGCCCAGGCCATCCAGCACCTTTTGTGGGGGGCATTATTCGGATGAAAAAACTAAACAACAAATGGATTCAGGGCGGCATGTTTGCCGCCGGCATCCTGATCGCCGGTTCCGAAGGCGCGTGGATGCCCTGGATAAACATACTCGGAGTTTTAATTTTTCTGTGCGCCTATTTATCTGCTGTCATTGCACAGCGCCCGGCGCCGTGGCGCTGACCTGAAAATATCAGGGAGTAACGGGCCAAACCACCTCCAACCGGACGCCCCTGCCGGGTAATTCAGGGGCAACTTTTAGAAGAGGTTAAAGGCATGAAAACTAAAACAGCCAGAACGAATCGCTTCAATGTTTGCGGGGTTATTATGAGAAGAGTCAAGGCAAAAAAAATAGCAAGGCAGTCTAAATCCAAAAAAGAATACAAACACAGAAAAAAAGCAATAAAACATTTGCGATTGGTGAAAAGCAATGTTCCCCAAAACCCACGACCTGCTTTTAAAAAGATGCACCCGGGCGAATCTTTGCAGGAATTCAAAGATCGCCGCAAAGCATCTAACCGAAGAAGGCGGCAACGCGAAAAAATATACCGGTCCCGAGCGGCGCAAAATTAAACGCAGCCCCCGGCGCGTTTATTTTCAGGCCCTGATCTGGGAGCAAAAAAACCGCAAAGAGGTGCGCAAATGATAAATTTATTGATCTGTTTGGCGACCATATCGGTTTTCGGTTTTGCTGTTGCCGTATATCTGGCGGCCACATCCGGCGGCCTGCCGGACATAGACGATGTGGAGGAAAGCCAGTGAATATCATCTACCAGCCCAAAGGTCGCGCCCGGGAGTATGCCGGTTTGGCCCTGAACCCGTACAGCGGCTGCACCCACGGTTGCAAATACTGTTTCAACCAGGATGCGCCCTTTGTCAAGGCCCGCATGGCTGGCGGCGGCTCTGATTTCTTTGCCGGTCCGGAGCCCAAAAGCGACGTGCTGATCAAAGTGCGCAGAGACGCCGCCAAACTGGCCCGAATTTACAAACTGGCGTCCAACCCCTGCCCCGAAATTTTGGTGTCCTTTGTGGGCGATCCCTACCAGCCGGCCGAAATCGATCTTAAACTAACCCGCAACATTATCAAAATCCTGATCCAGCACGATCTGCCCTTTACCATTTTAACCAAGGGCGGCCTGCGTGCCATCCGTGATTTTTATCTGATCAAAGATTATCCCAAAGCAAGTTTCGGCACAACCCTGACATTAAACCGGGCTGCCGATTGCGCGTACTGGGAGCCCAATGCCGCGGACTACTGGGTCCGGGTCGAAACCATACGGCTGGCCAAAAAGGTCGGCATCAAAACCTGGGTGTCGTTGGAGCCGGTGATCATCCCGGACCAGGCCCTGCGGATTGTCCGCGAATGCCACGAATTCGTGGACCACTGGAAAGTCGGCAAGATCAACCACGATCCGGACATCGAGCAAAAACATGACTGGCTGCAATTTCGCACCGACGCCGTGGCCCTGCTCGATTCGCTGGGCGCCGATTACTACCTTAAAAAATCACTCACGGAGCTTTAAAATGTACAAATGGATCTCTAAAGAAAGGAGAATACAAATGGGAGAATGGAAAATTGGGGATAGTATATCTTTTGTTGATGGAAAAGGCGTGTCGCATAGCGCTCTTGTAATTCATGTTTCTGAAACTTGTCTCAACATTGCCTATGTGGATTTAGATAGCAATTTGATTAAAAAAGAATCCGTCCCTTTCTATGAAGAAGGAATGTCAGGACGATTCTACCGGTTCAATGATCATTTGGGGTTGTTATGATTGGAGTAAGAGAGGTTGACTATCAGCCATACAAGGGCTTGTGGATCTCTGTTGTCCTGCAAGCCATTGATGATGCCCAAAAGGCCGATCGGCTGGAGCGTGAGGTGCTGGCCGGGGCCAAGGAGCCTTATGGCTTCGGCCGGGCTTTACGGCACGGCCGCAGCGCAAAGCATTGGATCAACAGCAGGGCCAACGGGGGCATAAACAGCTTTGAGTTTATCTGCGATGTTTTTAAACTTAACAAGGTCAGAATAAGAGGGTTGGTCAATAAAGGGTGATGATATGCACGGACTATCAAGCATAAACGTAGAGCTCACCAGCCGGTGCAACATCCAATTGTATCTGTCTTTATAGCTTTAAATGGGACGAATGGTTAGATGTATATGATTATGGAGAGTTAACGGACCTTTACGCCTGGATACAACCCACGGAGATGTAGAAATGAATATTCCGAGAATATTAAACGGGAAAATAACAGTACACTATTTTAGACATAATAAATGGAATGCTTGCAAAATTAATAAATATTGGTCTGGTCGGCTAATATATATCGATATCTCCAAATTTAGTTTTTTAATAGATTGCCGGATAGACTGGATAGAAGATATGGTTAACGGCAATCCGCGATAGCCCCTGAATGTACCGGCCAGCGGTCTAAACGTCAACGTGACCATCATGAGGGGAGAATAGACCCCGGTGGACGCACCGGCCCCCAAGGAATAGTGAAAATTAGTGGGCGTGACAGTCGGGAGAGACCGGCCCCTTTTTGAAAAAAAATGGAGAATTGTCGTTATGAAAAGATTCGACCAAAAAGAAATTGATGAAATTTACGAATACGCGGTTAATGAACTGGAGTGTGCTTATCGTGACAAACCTGTGTGCTGGCAGCGGCTTCGATATGTGCTGATTGACATCGACATTGCAAATGAACCAGTAGAAAAATTCGATATCGATTCGAGCCGGGTCCCGGTAATTCAGAGCATCATTAAAAAGATCGGCGGTGATGAAATATGAAACGCTGGCTGTCTTTAAAAGAAGCAATGGAATACTGCCCATACGGCGAAAAAAAGCTGATCGAGCTGATCAAGGAAGGCGAAATCGACGGCGGCCAGTCTCAGCACAAGAAAAACGCCTGGTTTATCGACCGCAAAAGCATCGATAAGCACTTTGAGGGCATGTATAAAAACACCCAAGTCCGCATCGATAAACTGAAAATAGTTGAATTTTGCCAAAAAGGTGTGTAACCATGGATTTTATGCAGCTGTATAAAATGCCTAAATACGGGACCTATTACATCCGTTATTCGCGCACCGAAGTGCCGCCCGACGGCAAGCTGATATCCATGCGTAAAATCGTGGGCCGTTCCATCACCGATCCGGATGAAGCGCAGCAGGTATTCGATGGTGTTAAAAAAACCAATTTAAAATCCAAAATGGCCGAGCTCCAGCGCGGCCGCCGCATTTCATTAGAAGATTTTAGCAAAGAATACATCGAGGATCCCGGGCGGGCCGATCTCAGCCCCGATACCCTGCGCATGGACGCCCTGGCCCTGAAAAGCCTGGGCAACGTTGTCGGTCACTCCCGGGCCGTCCGCGCCGTTAATTCCAGTGATCTAAAAAAATTCAAACAGGTGTGCCTTGATCGCGGCCTGTCTGTCTGGAGCGTGATATCATACATGGGCCATATCAAGGCGGCCCTGAATTTTGCCGTCGAAGCCGGCTACCGCCAAAAGGCGCCCCGGGTCCCCCGGATGCGGCGGCCGCAAAGACTGCCCAAGGTCATACCGTCCCATCATCTGGATGTGCTGCTGCCCTATCTAAAGGCCAACGATTTTGAAATATGGCGCTATGCTGAATTCGCCCTGGCCACCGGCTGCCGTTTGTCCGAGATCCACGGCCTGACCGGTCCGGATATCACCATGTACGAACAGCCCAACCAGAAAGTGTACGGCCGCGCCCGCATTATCGGCAAGGGCGATAAAGAGCGCAACACGCCCCTGATCAAAGAGGCCCTGGCGGCCATGGGCTCTGTCCCGGACATCGGCCCGGTATTTTTACAGCACCATCCGGACAATATTTCGCACCGCATCCGGGCCGCCGTAAAAGCCTGCGGATTGGACGGCCTGGGCATCACCATGCACGCCCTGCGCCACACCGCCGCAACCCGCATGGTAGAAAAAGGCTACCGCCTAGAGATCATCCAGCAGATCCTGGGCCACAGCGATATCCGCACAACCCAGATCTACGCCACCATTTACGATCAGGTAGTAGAAGACGAAATCAACCGCCGAGGCTGATATGGAAATACAAGAATTTAAAGAAGAGAAAGACGAACTTGAAAAAGACATATTGCATAGTGTTGACAGACTGGTTGTAGGCTTCCGAAACCGCACCGGCTTTTCACCCCACGACATAAAAATTTATCTGGCCGATGTCTCCGGTCGCGGAGAAAATCCCCGCCGCTGGGTAGTGTCTGAAACGGAAGTAAATATCGATTTATAACAAAAAAATTTAATCCAGCTGCGTAAGAAAAGCAGAACATTGAATGTAACTATGCGAAATCATTACACCCACAATCTGATTCGTAATCAGCAGGTCAGCAGTTCAAATCTGCTCGTCGGCTCCATAGTGTTTAAAGGCATTTCGGATACTTATATCCGAAATGCCTTTTTTGTTTTTTGGGCCGTATGTCCGCATATTGGGGCATTTTGGCCCCTTTGTGCGTAAGAACTGCAGAACTTTTAACGAACGATTTTTGCATAACATGAAAACCTCAATCAAAATAATCAAGGTTAAAGAGATAGCAGAAAACACCGTAACAGTCATCAAAGAAAATGGCGATGAATTAAAATTGCCGATCAGTCAAACCGAACGGTTCGGCAACCGGGTTTTTATCCCGACTTGGTTGGCTCAAAAAATAGGAGGGCAAAGAAATGGAAAAAGAAGTGTGTATCCATAATTCGAATTTGACGCCTGAAACATGCGCCATCTGTATCAAGCAAAAAGGCGAAAAATTACCGATCGACAACCAGGACGATGAAACAAAACTGCATCCCAACCTTCTGGTCGTCAAAATGGTCCGGGATGCCGGGCTTGATATTAAGGCCTTTCTTAGGCAAGGAGTAAGAACAAGAGAATATTCAGACCTCAAAGATAAGATTCTGTCGGAACTGCAGGCAAATCATCCGGAATTATCACAGCAGAATCTCGGCCAGCTGCTGAACCTTTCCCCTGCTGCAATAAGCCAACGGTTATCAAAAATAAAGATGGCTTCTGACTGGGCCCGTGAAGATGAAGCCGCCACACAGGTTTGTAAAGATCCTGATTGTGAATCTAATGGCGAACCGCAGCCTGTAGATACCAATTTTCAGATTCACGGGCCCAGTCAGAAGCCATTGGAGATATGCAAAGAGTGCATGGCCCGAAGATTTAAAAACGGGATAAAAAAGAAATCCGTTAAAAAGCCTGAACCGAACAAAAAAAAGAAGGCGGCGCCGGCAACGATTCCATCGGATTGCAGCCTGGTGATCGATTTTTCAAAATTTCCGGATGTGCTGAAAAAGATCCGGAGCGTGGCCTATGATGAAGTTCGAACACCCGAAGGCCAGGTCTTATACTGGCTGAAAGAATTCTCACTTCTCCAAAACCAAAAAACCGAAAAAGCCGCCTAAAGGAGCAAAAAAAATGCCTGGTGAACAATTTATAGAAATTTCACTATCAAAGATCCGGGCCAATCCGCACAACCCGCGCCAACGGTTTGACGGCCCTGAGTTTGAAAATCTGGAGAAATCCATTGAAAACGTCGCCGGATAAAGGGAGTTTGGCTTATGAAAAACAATACGAAAAATAAACTGATACATTTAAACGATCATTTATTTGCCCAAATGGAACGCTTGTCAGACGAAGATCTGAAAGGCGATAATCTCACGGAAGAAATCACGCGGGCAAAGTCGATCGGTTTTGTGGCCAGTCAGATCATAGGTAACGCAAAGTTGGCGCTGGATGCACAAAAAATAATATATGAACATCTAATCAAAAAACCGCCCAAAATGCTTGGATTAGATGGCTATGACGAAGCCGAATAGATACACACCGGAACAGATCGAGTTTTTGCGGGAGGGCTATCAGTCTATGAACACCCGCGATCTGACAAAAGCCTTCAATGCAAAGTACGGCGCCAGCAAAACCGAAACTGCAATTAAATCGGCCTTGGCTAATCGTAAAATAACCTGCGGGCGAGCTCACAAAGACAGGCTGGTTACTCTCCGCCGGCTATGCACTCCGGAGCAAGATCAGTTTATAAAAAACAATTATATAAAACTGAGCCAGCGTGAATTGACAACCATGCTTAACGCGAAATTCAATACCGGCTTTACCGTAGGGCAAATTAAAACGTATGTAAAAAACCATAAGATCCGGTCAGGCCGGACAGGCTGTTTTGAAAAGGGTAACACGCCTTGGAATCACGGTACAAAAGGGCAGGGATTAACGGGCCCGAATAGCGGCTCTTTTAAAAAAGGGAACGTGCCGGCGAACCGCAAACCACTGTGGAGCGAGAGGGTTTGTTCGAAGGATGGGTTTGTATTAATGAAAGTTCCGGAGGTTGACCCGTATACCGGATTCCCGACGCGCTATAAGCATAAGCACGTTTACATATGGGAGCAGGAGAACGGCCCGGTACCGGAGGGAGTGGTCGTAGCATTTAAAGGTGGAGATAAAACAAACTGCGAGCCAGAAAACCTGATGCTGATTTCGCGTGCGGAGCTACTCCGGTTAAACAAGCATGGATACAAAGACGCGCCCGATGAATTAAAGCCGAGCATACTGGCGTTGGCCAAACTTGAAGTAAAAGCATTTGAAAAGGGACACAGTAAAAACATATGAATTTACCATCATGGATATATCCATTGGAGCGATTGATTCTAAGCAAGCAAATGGGTGTCAATGTCTATGCCACGGCCAGGTTCGCCGGCTTACACCTGGAACGAATCAGACACCTATCAACATGCCGGCACATAGCTCTGATTGGCACATCGTTAAAAGGCCAATTGTCTCTATTTAAACCACCAAAACAAGACCGTTAGCAAACTTATGAGACCTTTTGTCTGGATAGATACAAAACCGAATCGCGCTTTTCCCGCCGGCCCGCCTGGCTTAACTAAAAAATTTCAGTCCAATCATCCAATTAGGATGCGGATGGCTATATATAACAATGGGTCCTTCCAGAGACCCCGCTCTTATACGGTTTCGAGTGGCGCGGGTGAAGGGTACACTTAATTTTGAAAATCGGAAGGAAAATGGAAAATGGTTAAATTTTATAAGTGTTTAGAGCCGCAAGATAGGATTTGCCCGAATTGCAAGGATGAGCGAGCCCATGAACGAAGGGGAACCATTACCAAGAACTCACTATCCGGTTTTCTTTCATCGGTAATGAGCGGTCAAGGGCGGAGTTGTTGCCTGGTGGAATATGCCGAGGGCTGGTGTGGATTCCCTGGTTTTAGTGGTTTTTCGGTGATGTGTCCGGATTGTGGGTGTGAAGCTGGAATTGATCCGCAGCCGATGCCGGATATGGCGGTGTTGGAATGGCGAAAATGGCAGGTAGAGATTGCGGATGAACCACGGCAGAATTTCCTTTAAAGGTGGCGGCTTGACGGATCAAACGGACCGACCGGACCAGGATAAGGTTGAGCGGTATAAAAAGCAGGTTGAAGAGCGTAAAGCAGCCGAGGCGGAGAAGTATAAAACGGATGATCCTGTAAAGGAAATTCTGCCGTGGTTCATCCGCGACTGTTTAAACGCCAATGAATTCGGCGACGGGATGCTTTTCAAGGAATTGTATCGTGGGAAATTTCTCTACAATAAAGCAATGGCCTGTTGGATGATCTGGAATGGCCACCATTGGGAAATCGATTACATGGACGCGGCACTGGCCGCGGTGGAAGGTGTTGTGGCCGAATATCAGAAGGAATTTAACCGGGTTGATATCGAAATCAAGAAAATGGATGAAAAAGACCCGGCCCTGGGGTACATGAAATCGGTTAGAAAATCGATTAAAAGCCGTATAAACGCCCTGCGCGGCAAATCCCGCCGGCAAAACTGCCTTTTATTTGCGCACACGACCGACGATCCGGTCGCCATCCAAGGGGATGAAATCGATAATCAACCGTGGCTGCTGCCCTGCCCTAATGGTGTTGTGGATTTAAAAACCGGTATTTTCAGAGGTGGGCGGCCGGATGATTACCTTCTGAAAGCCTGCCGGGTAAAATGGGCCGGGATCGATGCACCCAGGGACGCCTGGGAATCGGCGCTGATGCAAATTTATGATGATGATGCGGCGGTGGTCGGTTTTATGCAGCGACTTTGCGGCTGCGCTCTGGTGGGCGCGGTGATCGAACATATTTTTGCGGTATTGATCGGCAAGCGCGGCCGCAACGGCAAAGGGTCTATTTTTATGGGGATGCTGCTGCACGTTTTGGGCCAGCTGGCCGCGCCGATCACGCCGGAAATGCTGCTGGCCCAAGCGACCAAGGGTAGTTCATCGGGGCCCACGCCGGATATTATGTCCCTGCGCGGGCTGCGGTTTGCGTTTGCCACTGAAACAGACGAACACGCGCGGTTTTCAGCCGCCCGGGTAAAATGGTTTTCAGGCGGTGAAGAGCTTACCGGCCGCAATCCGCACGATAAATACCCGACTACATTCAAACCGACCCATACGCTTTTTTTACTAACCAATTACGAGCCGCACGCGCCGGCGGATGATGATGCCTTCTGGGAAAGAATTCTGCAGATCCCGCACAATATATCGTTTGTCAACCGCGATCCCAAAGAGCCGCACGAACGTAAAGCGGATTTGTATTTAGCTGAAAAACTCAAAGCGCAGGCCCCGGGTATTCTGGCCTGGATAGTGGAAGGTTGTCTGTTGTGGCAAAAAGATGGCCTGGACCCGCCGCCGGAGATTTTAGCGGCCAAACAAAAATACCGGCGCCGGGAAGATGTGCTGCTGGATTTTTTGGATGAATGCTGCCTTACAGAAAAAGAGTCCACCGGCGGGGCATCGCATCTTTTTACGGTTTTTGAAGTCTGGTGGAAGATCAATGTTTCAAAACACGCGCCCAAACAAAAATCATTCGGTAATTTGATGGGTAAAAAGTTCGAAAAAGATAAAATCGGCGGTGTTTATCGATATTATGGCGTACGGCTTAAAGATCACCTGCAAGCATATTTGGATCAAAATAAAGCTATAAAAGAAATTGAACTTGAAACACTGATCCGTTACGGGCCCAATCAGGACGATCAGGACCATTTGATTTAAATTGTCCTGATTTTATATAGTTATAACTATTTTAAATCACTTGTTTTAATTTAACGGATTTCTATTTTTGCCATATAGGACCATTGAGGCCCTATATATAAGAAAAACTTTGTTTTTAAGTATCACTTTGAATGTTTATACCGTCTTATAGTCCTATCATCCATAACTATATTTATTAATAATAATATTAATAAATTATAAATATGACTATAAACAGGACCTTTTTTTAAAGGTCCTGATATTAATAAAATAAAATTATGAACGTATTGGATTTGTTAATAAAATTCGGGATCGAACCGGTAAAAGCATCGTCCAGCAAGGGCGGGGAATGGTGGTCGCCGTGCCCCGGGTGCGGTGGTGATGATCGGTTCCACGTCTGGCCGGCGCAAAACAACGGCGGCGGATCGTACTGGTGCCGCCGGTGTGACAAGGGCGGCGACGCGATCCAGTTTTTAATGGATTTTGAAAACAAGACCTTTCCGGAGGCCTGTACGGCCCTGGGCCGGGAAATTCCTTCGTCCGAGAGTTTCAGGCGGCCGTTTCAGCGGCCAAAAACCGCAAAAACAGCTTGGAAACCAACCGAATATAAAGCGCCTACGGAACTGTGGCGGAAAAAAGCAGGCGCGTTTATCGATAAATGTCACTCGGATTTACTCATAAAACCGGAAAAACTGGCCTGGCTGGCCGGCCGCGGGTTGGATATCGAGGCGGTAAAGGCGTTTAAGCTGGGTGTAAATCTGGATAATTACTTCAGATCGCGGGAATCCTGGGGCCTGGAAACGATCTTAAAGGCCGACAAAAAGCCCAAAAAACTGTGGATACCCAGGGGGATCGTGATTCCGTACCTGGTTAACGGCATCGGGTCGAACATCCCGCTGCGGATCCGGATCCGGCGGCCGAAGGCGGACCTGAAAACCGAAAAAGGCCGTAAATACTACATCGTGCCCGGTTCCGGTATGGATACCATGCTGATCCGGCTGCATGCCAACCTTTTTGTGATACTCGAGGCCGAGCTGGACGCCATGGCCACGGCCGCGGCCTGCCCGGACGATATCGGTGCCCTGGCTGTGGGATCATCTTCAACCAAACCGGATATGGCGGCCGCGGCGATCCTGAAACACGCGGACCGGATACTGGTGGCCCTTGATTTCGACGAGGCCGGAGCCAAAGCCTGGCAGTGGTGGCAGCAACAATATCCCCAGGCCGAGCGTTGGCCGGTACCCGACGGTAAGGATCCGGGCGATGCCATCAAAGCCGGGGTGGATCTGTACGCCTGGGTGTATGCGGGCCTGCCTCCATCTATGACCGTCGGACGTTCTTTTTTGGATTGTGGAAAAAAGGGGGGCGCGGATATTTTACCGGAAACGGTCGCGGAAAAAGCGGCGGCGGCGCCGGAAAAAGAACTGGGCGCGGAATTGGAAAAAAAGCACAAATGCAAGGTTTGCGGCTGGTATGGTGAACATTATGAGTTTTGCCCGGCGAAGGGATAAGTATATGAATTGCTGTTTTGACGGCTGCGGATGGCGGCAGGATGCTGAAAATGAACGCAAAGATTGAAAAGCTGAAAGATAAGATCACCGGGGAAGAGGCCGAGGATCTGGCGCTGTTGCAGACAGCGGTGGAAGAAACCCGCAAGGCGTACCAGGCGGACTATTCGGCGGCGGCCAAGCGCAACTGGGACGCGGCCAAAGACGGCCTGGCCGGGGCGATTGCGGGCCTGGAAGCCCGGTATCTGTCTGTGGAACCGCCGTTTGCAACCCGCACCGAGGCTTTAAAGTATTTGCAGGGCCAGGGGTATAAAATCAAAAAAAGCAAACTGTATAACGACGCCAAGGCCGGGCTTTTGGCGGTGCAGGCCGACGGCACGGTTTTGAAAGCCGATGTGTCTGATTATATTTTACGGGGGGATTTAAAGCGCACGTCCGATGAATTCGGCAATATGAGTAAAACCCAGGCTGAAAAACTGGTCAACGAAAACGAAAAGCTGAAAATACAGATTGAAAAATTAAGGTTCGATTTTGAAAAAGATAAAAAACTGCATATTTTGCGCTCGGACGCTGAAACCGCCACGGCCGTTAAAATCGGGGCTTTGGAATCGGGGTTAAAACACCTGGCCATGATCAAGGCTGTTGACTGGATTGTGGCTGTGGGCGGCGATCCCAAAAAAGTGCGGGTGTGGCAGGAATTGTTTTATGCCGATGTGGATGATCTGCTGCACGAATTCGGCAATATGGATGAAATAGAAGTTTTGGTTAGGAAAGGAGGTAAGTAAATGCCCAATGTAGTTATTAGAACAAAATTAAGAAATATATTGATTTGTGATTTCGAGCTTAGCATGAGAGCAACAAGAATATTATCTTATTTGATTATTGATCATACTATAGAAGATATTTTAAAAATGGTCGAAAGTGGTCAGTTGAAAAAAATTAAAGGAATAGGAGATAAAACATTTATAGAAATTACAGAGTGTTTTTCAAAACAAATTACAGCGTCATGGTTAAGAGAAAAATGGGGGGAGCTTGAAACAGAATTAAGCCTATTACGAGCGCAAATAAAATATATGAATGAAATATTAAAAAGGCTAAGAGAAGAAGCTATGTCCGTAAGAGGTTTATGGACTGATAAAATAAACTTGGTTGAAGGCTACCTGTTGTGGCAGAAGCAAGGTTTAAACCCGCCTCCTATGGAATATATATCCCAATGGCACCACCCAAGGATGGAAAAATCCCATCCCAGATCATGTTCCACCGTAAAACAGGCCCTCGCGGAATACAGGCGGAAGCGGACAATCCGCAGGGCCTGGTCCAGCGAGGATATTCTTTCAGACTTTCTTGATGAGTGTTGCGAGATCGGACCGGAATTGAATGAAGGCGCATCTGTTCTCTATGATTGTTTCGAAAATTGGTGGACGAAAAAAGTTTCGAAAA